ATGCCTCAGATGTCACAAAAAGAAATAGAAATGGTCAGACAAAGTCTGGCTTATACTCTCTTTTTATCCCAATGGAATGGAACTACGAAGGATTTATTGACGAGTATGGAATTCCAGTCTTTACTACTCCTGATATCGATAGACTCACACCAGACGGTGAATTAATAGATTTAGGTGTAATAGATAGTTGGCAAAATGAAGTAGATGGTTTAAAAGACGATCAAGATGCTTTAAATGAATTTTACCGTCAATTCCCAAGAACTACAGAGCACGCATTTAGAGACGAGGCAAAAGGAAGTATATTTAACTTAATCAAAATATACGAACAGATAGATTACAACGAAGAGTTGTCTAGAACTCTAGGAATTACAAGAGGTAATTTTCAATGGGTGAGTGGAATCAAGGATTCTCAAGTTATATTTTATCCAGATCCAAAAGGAAGATTTAAAGTTAGTTGGGTTCCACCTCAACAACTACAAAACAGAGTAGTACTTAAAAATGGTATCAAGTATCCAGGTAATGAGCACATGGGGGCCTTTGGTTGTGATAGCTACGATATATCAGGAACGGTAGATGGCGCGGGATCTAAAGGAGCTTTACATGGCTTAACCAGGTTTAGTATGGAAGACGCCCCAGCGAATAGTTTCTTTTTAGAATACTTATCAAGACCACCGACAGCCGAGATGTTCTTTGAGGACGTTCTAATGGCTTTAGTATTTTACGGGATGCCTATACTCGCAGAGAACAATAAACCTCGTCTCTTGTATTATCTGAGACGTAGAGGATATAGAGGGTTTAGTATGAATAGACCCGACAAAGTCTGGAACAAATTATCTGTTGCAGAAAAAGAAGTGGGTGGTATACCTAACTCCTCAGAAGATATTAAACAAGCTCACGCAGCTGCAATTGAGATGTATATACAAGATCATGTTGGAATGAAGCAAGATGGAACGTTTGGAGATTTGTATTTCAATGAGTTGCTAAACGATTGGAGTAAGTTTGATATAAATAAAAGAACAAAGCATGATGCGTCGATAAGTTCTGGTTTAGCCATAATGGCTAACAATAGACATCTATACGCACCAAACGCAAAGATAGAAAAACCAAAATTAAATATACACATGTCTAAGTATTCAAACACAGGTGGTATGTCTAAAATAATTAAAGAATAATATGAGGAATTTTCCAAGTCAAGTTGTTAGCGATGCAGAGAAGATAAGCTATGAGTATGGGCTTAAAGTTGCTCAAGCTATAGAAGGAGAGTGGTTTGACGAAACAAATAACCAGAGCAGGTATACTAACGGTAAAAATAATTTTCACAATCTTAGATTATACGCTAGGGGAGAACAATCAATTCAAAAGTATAAAGATGAATTATCTATTAACGGTGATTTATCTTATTTAAACTTAGATTGGAAACCAGTTCCAATTATTTCTAAATTTGTGGATATTGTTGTAAATGGTATTGCTGAAAGAACTTATGATATAAAGGCTTATTCTCAAGATCCTTACGGCGTTAGCAAGCGCACCGACTACATGAATGCTATAATGGAGGATATGAGAACAAAGGAATTAAAAAACTTTGTTAAAGAAAGCTTTGGTATGGATTTGTACAAAAACCCTCCATCAGCACTGCCAGAAACACAAGAAGAATTAGATTTACATATGCAACTTAACTACAAGCAAGCTGTAGAGATCGCGGAAGAGCAAGCTTTAAATGTTTTGTTTGAGGGAAATAAGTACGAATTAACAAAGAAGAGGTTTTATCGTGATCTTACCGTTTTAGGTATAGGCGCTGTAAAAACCTCTTTTAATACTTCTGAGGGTGTAGTCATTGATTATGTTGACCCTGCAAAACTAGTTTACTCTCACACAGACTCCCCTTATTTTGAAGATATATACTATGTTGGTGAAATTAAGACAATTCCAATAAACGAACTCATAAAGCAATTCCCACACCTTACAACCGAGGATTTAGAAGAAATCCAAAGTAAGAGTGGTATAAGCAATAGGAACAATAAGCGATATAGGGAGGGTGAAAATGATACGAATAAAATAGATGTACTTTATTTTAATTACAAAACCTATATGAATGAGGTTTATAAGTTGAAAGAAAGCGCTTCCGGAGCAGAGAAAGCTATTGAAAAAGATGATACCTTTGCCCCACAAGATAATGAGAATTTTAGTAGAGAGTCTAGAAAAATGGAGACTTTGTACGAGGGTGCTTTGGTGTTAGGTACTAAAAAGCTTTTAAAGTGGGAGATGGCTAAAAACATGATGCGTCCTAAAAGTGATTTCACTAAAGTTAAAATGAACTATTCTATCGTTGCTCCTAGAATGTACGAAGGTCGTATTGATTCTTTAGTAAAAAGAATTACTGGTTTTGCTGATATGATTCAGTTAACACATCTAAAGCTGCAACAAGTAATGTCGAGAATGACACCTGATGGTGTTTACTTAGATGCTGATGGTTTAGCTGAAATTGATTTAGGTAATGGAACAAACTACAACCCACAAGAAGCTTTAAATATGTTCTTCCAAACAGGATCTGTTATTGGTAGGTCATTCACTTCTGATGGCGATATGAATCCAGGTAAAGTACCAATACAAGAAATTACAAGTGGTGCTGGCGGTGGTAAAATGCAAGCGCTTATAGGTAACTATAACTACTACCTGCAAATGATAAGAGATGTGACTGGTTTAAATGAGGCTAGGGATGCTGCTAATCCAGATCCAAAATCATTAGTGGGAGTTCAAAAAATGGCTGCTGCAAATTCAAACACAGCAACTAGACATATATTACAGGGTGGATTGTTTTTAACAAGCGAGGTGGCGGAGTGTTTATCACTTAGAATATCTGATATTATAGAATACTCCCCAACTAAAGACGCTTTTGTTCAAGCGATAGGAGCTCATAACGTGGCCACTTTAACAGAGATGGCAGACTTGCATTTATATGACTTTGGAATATTTATAGAGTTAACGCCTGATGAAGAGGAAAAAGCTATGTTAGAAAATAACATTCAAGTAGCACTAGGGCAACAAAATATAGAATTAGAAGATGCTATTGATCTTAGAGAAATAAAGAATATTAAACTAGCTAATCAACTGCTAAAGATTAGAAGAAAGAAGAAAATAGCTAGAGACCAAAAAATGCAACAAGAAAACATGCAAGCCCAGGCTCAAGCCAATATACAACAACAACAAGCCGCAGCTGAACTTGAAATGCAAAAACAACAACAAGTAGCTTCAACAGCTATATCTATAGAAGAAGCAAAATCAAGATTTGAAATTGAAAAGTTAAACCAAGAGGCGCAAATAAAAAGACAGTTGATGGAACAGGAGTTCCAGTACAACATGCAACTTGCGGGCGCTGAGACAGATCAAAAAACTCAAAGTGAAAAAGAAAAAGAAGATCGTAAGGACAACAGAACAAAGATTCAAGCGACACAACAATCAGAAATGATTGAACAAAGAAAAGGAAGTACAGGGGCTAAAGACTTTGAGTCTTCAGGTAATGACGTATTAGGAGGTATTGATATGTCGAACTTTGGTCCTAGGTAAATTTATTAACTATTATTATATTATATTATGGCAAAAAAAGAAGAGCCAGTCGTGGATAACGAAACTGGCAAAATTAAAGTAAAAGCAAAAGAAGCGAAACAACCAGATGGTAGCGAAACAAAAGGAAACGTTACAAAGGTTAAAGCTAAAATGAAGAAACCAGCTGAGATTGCTGAGGAAACTATTACAAAAGTTGACTTAAGTAAACCAGTTGAAGAAACAAAAGTTGAAGAACCTGTTGAAAAAACAGAAGAACCAACAGCGGTTGTTGAAGAGATTATTGAAGAGATTGTTGAAAAGCCGGTAGAAGAAACTACAGAAACACCGGTTATTGAAGAGGTAACAAACGAAGTTCAAGAGGAAGTAGAAGAGGTGGCGGAAGCAGTAGAACAAGCTATCACACAATCAGAACAAACTGGCCAAGCATTGCCAGAGGATATTCAAAAATTAATGCTCTTTATGGAAGAGACTGGTGGAGATTTAACTGACTATGTCACTCTTAACCAAGATTTTTCAGAACTAGACAATCATACTTTATTAACAGAATACTATAAATCTACTAAACCACACTTATCACAAGATGAAATTGAATTTGTTATGGAAGACACTTTCTCTTATGATGAAGACGTGGATGAGGATAGAGAGATAAAAAGAAAAAAATTAGCTATGAAGGAGCAAGTTGCTCAAGCAAAGCTACACTTGGAAAGTGTAAAATCCAAATACTATGAAGACATTAAAAGCGGATCGAAGCTTACAAGAGAGCAACAGGAAGCAATTGAATACTTCAACACACATAACGAAGAATCAGAGAAAAACCGTGAGATCTACAACCGACAAAAAGACGCGTTTGAAAGTAAAACCAACAATCTATTCGATGATAAATTCAAAGGTTTTGAATATAATATTGGAGAGAAAAAGTTTAGGTTTAACGTAAAAGACGGTGCTAAGGTTAAAGAGACTCAAAGCGACATTAACAACTTTATCAAAAAGTTTTTGACTAAAGAAAGTACAATGAAAGATGCTGCGGGTTATCACAAGGGACTTTTTACTGCAATGAACCCAGATCAGGTTGCCAATCACTTTTACGAACAAGGTAAGGCAGATGCTTTAAAAGAAAGTATCGCTAAATCTAAAAACGTAAATATGGATCCTAGGCAAGCTTATAGTGAGAACATAAACACTAGTGGATTAAAGGTTAGAGCTTTAAATAACAATGAACCTGATTTCAAGTTTAAAATTAAAAACAAAAATAAATAATAATTTAAAATTTAAAAATTATGGCAATTACAGGAGGAAGTTTGTTAAATAGTACACCTGCTCATAGACAGCAGACGCTATCAACAAACTATTTCGATTTTACTGCGACAGCTGGACAAGGTTGGGCGCAACAATATTTACCAGATCTTATGGAAAAAGAAGCTGAAGTTTTCGGACCGAGAACTATTTCAGGTTTCTTATCACAAGTAGGAGCTGAAGAAGCGATGACTGCTGACCAAGTTGTTTGGTCTGAGCAAGGTCGTTTACATTTGTCTTACACGGCAACAATGACTGATAATAACGGTAACATTAATGGATCACTTAACGGTGGTAAAATTACCATTACTGATCACATTGACACTAACGCAACTTATACTTCACATGGTATTAGAGTAAATGACACTGTTATTATCTCTAACCCAGAATCTGTTATTAAAGCTTTAGTTACTGAGGTATCTACAAACGTTGTAGAGGTCGTACCTTATGGTGTGGCTGATTGTTCTGCGATTACAGATGCAAAAACTGACTTAGTTGTATTAGTTTATGGTTCTGAATTTGCAAAAGGTAAATCTTATTTGGCTGCTGACGCTTCTGTTACGGATACAAGAGGAGCTAACGAACCACAATTCAAATCTTACACTAACAAACCAATTATAATGAAAGATTACTACGAGGTATCAGGTTCTGATACAGCTAGAATCGGTTGGGTTGAAGTAGCTTCTGAAGATGGTGGAGCTGGTTACTTGTGGTACTTGAAAGCTGAGGCTGATACAAGAGCTCGTTTCAATGATTATGTTGAGATGGCTATGTTAGAGGGTGAGCTTGGTGTTCACGGTACTGATGCTGTTGATAATTTCTTAGGAACTGCTGGAGATGCTCAAGGTACAGAAGGTTTATTCGCTGCTATCACTTCTAGAGGTAATGTTACTTCTGGTGTTACTGGTGTTAACGCTGCTACTGATTTAGCTGAATTCGATGCTATCTTAGCTGAGTTTGATAAGCAAGGTGCTATTGAAGAAAACATGATGTTTGTAAACAGAGCTACTTCGTTAGCGATGGATGACATGTTAGCTTCTATGAATTCTTACGGAGCTGGTGGTACTTCTTACGGAGTATTTGACAATTCTGAAGATATGGCATTAAACTTAGGTTTCTCTGGTTTCAGAAGAGGTTCTTATGACTTC